AGGAGAACAAGGACCTCAAGGAGAACAAGGACCTCAAGGAGAACAAGGACTTGCAGGAGAACAAGGACCTCAAGGAGAACAAGGACTTGCAGGAGCAGATGGAGCAGATGGAGTTTCAATAACTCAAAGTGGAATTACAACAGTTGTAACAGGCACAGGTACAGAATTAGACCCTTATATTGTAGAGGCGATAAACCTACAAAAAACAATAAGTACATTCCCATATACATTAACAAGTGCTGATGATAAATACACTATTTTTATAAATAATGGGTCTAGCGATGTAGTTATAAATGTGCCAAATGGATTAATAAGTAATTTTTCAGCAGTATTTATTCAGGAAGGAACAGGAATTATAACAATACAAGAGTCAGGAACAGCTTTATTATTATATCCTTCTACAACTTTACAAAATATTATAAAAGGTCAATATTATTGGGCTATGGTTGAAAAAAGAACAACAACAGACACTTATTATTTATTAGGAAGTCTATTACCTGTATAATTATGCTTTGGAAATATAAGAAATGCTATCAAGAAACTAATGAAGAAACAGAAATACCTGTGGCTGGAATTTATTACGGATTAGTAAGTGATACCACAGATATTGAAGATTCTAACTCTTGTAATAATTTAGAATTAAATAGCGTGGTATATGTACAAGAGCAAAATCCTGGATTTTTTACGATTGGAGATATTGTTTATACAGATATATCTGCAACAATTCCTTTAATAGGCAATGGGGAATATTATAAAATAAAAGCAATCAATACAGCCACAAGAATAGTAACTATTGATTCTTTAGGTACTATAACTAGTATAACACTTACGTGTATATAAAAAAAATAATATCAATATAATGAGTAATCTAGTAATAAGAGTATTCGTATTCAAGAAATCTGTAAAATGTTAAACGAAAACGAAATTAGAAAAGTATCGGTTGCAAGAGCTATACTTATAGAAAACGAAGATGGCACAACAACTGAAAAGTCGTTAAATCTCATTGTGGGAGTAGAGCATACAATCTACATAGATAACCAAAGAATTAAAAGAAGAATCTGTAATATTGAGGAAACAAAAAATCACGTTCTAATTTATTTAGAAGATGGTTCCGCAAGTCAGTTATGGAAAAAACTTCCTAAAAACGATCAAACATCAATTGAATACAAAATCGATTAAATCTTATGCAATTAACTTCACCATTTAAAATAGGAATTACACCAAAAGAAGGGCAACAATATGTTAATGAATTAAAAGTAGGTAATACTGAATTGGTAGTAAATACTTCTATTGAAGATGCAGTTGACGTACAAAGAATAGGAACTGTAATTTCTTTGCCATTCCATTATCAAGGAGAATTAAAAGTAGGTGATGACGTAGTTATTCACCACAACGTATTTAGAATTACTTATAACGACAAAGGTATTCCAATGCAGTCTGATTTTCATTTTAAAGATGAAGTATTCTTTATTCCAGAAGATTTGATTTATATGTATATCCGAGATGGTAGAATTAACGCATACAATGATAACGTTTTTGTAGAACCAATTCATTACGAAGATTATTGGGAAGGACAAAAACTTTTAGAAAGACAAGGAGTTGTAAAATTCACTAATGAAAAGTTATTGAAAGTTGGAGTTCTTGAAAATACCAAGATACATTTCAGAAAATTCTGCGAGTATTCATTTCATATTTTCGGAATGCATTTGTACAAAATGAAAAATGATAGAATTTTAGCAATACTTGAATAGTTTTCATTATATTTGTACTTTAATCATTAACTAAAAACAGAAGGTTATGTCAGTAAGAAGAATCAAAGAAGTTACTCAGGCTACATCTAAAACCACAGCTGTTACATTTAGCGGATATGAAGCTATTGTTACAACAGTTGCCTTAACAGATGCCGCTGCAGGAGAGTTTGAATTTACAATCAACAACGACAAAATTCAAACAAAATCGGTAATTATGGTAACTCCTATTTATGCAGGAGCAGGTTACCCAACCGCTATTTTAAAATCGCAAACAAAAGGTTCTTGCGTAGTAAGAGTTAGAAATAATCACGCTTCAGCAGCCTTAAACGCATTGATGAAAATCCAATTTGGATTAGTACACAACTAAAAGTTTTTTTCATTCATGTTTAGAACCGCTTTGATGCCATTTTCAAAGCGGTTTTTTTTATTTGTTATTTTTGTATCTTTGACAATATAAATTAAATTCAAATGAAAAATTTAAGTTCCGATATAGAAATCGCAATAAATAATTCTCTTACAGGGCTTACAAAAGAAATTGATATTCTTTCGGTAGATGATGAAAAACTTGAAAGACTTGTAAAATCAAGACAAGATTCATTTTCATCTATAAAAGAAATGTTAGGTATTTGGCAAAACTCACCAAATGCTCCAAGAGAAGATAAATTAGTTAAATACACTCAAAAACTAATACAAGCAGGAAACACAAGTGCTAATATCTTACGTTCTGCCTTAATTAAAGAAATTGACTTTGATGATTTAGACCCAGAGAAGTATGGTGCTGCAATTAAGTCAAAACCTGTAATTTACCGAGCAATTAATGAAATAGATTCAGGTATTAAAATATTAGAACGACAAATAGAAAGTAAAACTCTTAATTTTAAAGAACAAGAATTTAAACCTGGTTATCCTGAAAGATTTGCAAACCAAGAGTTTTACCCAACAAAAGACTATTACAAAGAATGGTATGATTCTGAAAACGATGCTATCATAATTGATCCAAAAGGTACAAAAGGCGAAATGATCACGCTTGATGGATTAAAAATTTGGCTTCCGCAACCACCTAAAAATAAAAAAGAAATTCTATTTAGTAAACTTCCTGAGGAAGAGCTACATTGGAGAAGACAAGAAATGCCAAAAGGTTTAACTCCCGATAATGAAGAGGAATATGCTGATTACATTTTAGAAGAGTTCAGAAGAAGAAGAGAAGGTTTGTGGTTTATGAATAATGGAAAACCTATTTGGGTTACTCCGGCTCATTATATGGGATTGCAATGGGACCAAATGTTAGAAACAGGTGGTTATAAAGACTTCCGTTGGGCGCAATGTCAAATGTATTATCACGCATTAGCTTGTATTGTAGATAGGCGTAGTGTTGGTGAAATATTCGTAAAAGGTCGTCGTACCGGATTTACAGAAATGGCTTTAGACCATATTGTTCAAGACTCTACTTCTATTAAAAATAAAGCTTTTGGTATTACATCAAAAACAGAAGCCGATGCTGTAAAGGCGTTTACAAAATATTCTTATGCGGTTCGAAACTTACCTTTCTTTTTCCAACCTGTAGTAAAAGGTAAAATTGACGATGTTAAAAAAATGGAGTTTGGAAAACCTTCCGATAATACAAAAACAGCAAAACAAAAAAGAGATACTTCTACTAATGACTATTTGAATGTTATTGTAGATTATAGAGCAACCGCCACGCTTGCTTATGACTCTATTGCTATGAAAATGTATTTAGGAGATGAAGCAGGGAAATGGGAAAGACCAAACAACTATATTGACCATTGGACTAACATCAAGCCAACTATGGTGCAGGGTGGGTCTATTGTTGGTAAAGCATTAATCGGTTCCACATTAAATCCATTAGATAAAGGGGGTAGTGAATTTCAAACACTATACTATGGTTCAAATGTGAAAAATCGTGATGAAAATGGTGAAACCGCAACAGGTCTTTATAGTTTTTTCTTGCCGGCACACAAAAATTACGAAAGATTTACTGATAAATACGGATATTGTAGAGAGGTTTTAAATCCAGGAGAAAGTTTTGAAAATGCTCAAGGTGAAATTCAAACACAAGGTGCTTTACAATACTTAGAAACAAAGTTTAAAGCTGCACGTTCAATGGGAGCCAAAGCATATAATAACACGCGAAGACTTGACCCTATCACAATCGAAGATGCATTTAGAGATGAACTACAAAGCCAATTATTTGACGTAGAAAAAATCAACGACCAAATAGCGTACAACCGAAGTAATAATATTGAACAAACATTAGTTTCGGGTAATTTTCATTGGAAAGATGGAGTGAAATTTGGTGAAGTAATTTGGAAGCCTTGTGATAATGGTAGATTTTTATTGTCATGGATTCCAGAACCAGAAAATAGAAATAAATGGGTTGAAAAAAGTGTATTTGGATATAAGACGAAATGTCCTGTAAATACTATTCAAGGTTCATTAGCGAGTGACCCTTATGATAAAGATGCGGTAGTAGATTCTAAATTAGTAAGTACAGAACAAGGAGTTCAGCAAAGTTTAGGTTCGCGTGGAGCAATTCATGGAATGTTAGGATTTAATATTTCCAATGCGCCAAGTAATTATTTCTTTTTAGAATACATTTGCCGACCAAAAGATGCTGAAACTTTCTATGAAGATGCGTTAATGGCTTGTATCTTTTATTCGATGCCGATATTAATCGAGAACAACAAACAAATGATGCTTGATTATTTCTTTAGAAACGGATATAGAGGATATTCTACTACAAGATTTGACAAAGATATTAACCGACTTTCTGCTGATGAGAAAAAGTATGGTGGTATGCCTAACTCCTCACAAAACATGATTAACGCACATTGGACTGCATTAGAATCATATATTAATAAATACGTTGGTAAATATGAAGTGACAGATGGTGAAACACCAATTAGAGAAGTTGGAGAAATTGGAAGTATGCCATTTAATAAAACTTTGTATGATTGGTTAAGATTTGACCCTAAAAAACGTACTGATTATGATGCTTCTATTAGTTCAGGACTTGCAATTATGGCTGTAAATCAGTTTTTATACAAGCCAAAAGAAGAAAAACGAACACAAGTTTTAAGATTTAAACAATATAGATAATTTTTATATATTTGCATACCATCACTTAAAATAGAATTTTAAGTCCGACTTTTAAAGTTTCAAAAACAAAGCCTATCATTACGATAGGCTTTTCCGTTTTGAAGAATGAAAACTCAAAATCTTTAACGTTTTAATTATTTAAGTTGTTGGTCGCAACTTTCGTTGAAATAATAAAAACCCACTACTTTAAGTAGAATTTGGTAATTTGATTGGATGTTATCGATTTTCAAGTTTTGACCGAATGACAAGACTCGAACTTGTATGTTGGCTATTATTTAGCTCTCGTTTAAACCAACTCACGAGAAATACTTAGCGTTTGCATCTCTTTGTTACAACCCAAATTGTAATTTACCCAATTTACATTTCAATTGGAATGCTATTCCGCCACATTCGGTTTTCTGATTTTACCAATACTTTTTCATAATTTTAATTTTTTAAGTTAATGTTTTTTTTACAATTGTTTGTTTTTATCTTGAACTCAAAGGTAATACAAATATTTAATTTTCAAATATGTATAGAAAAATAATATGAAATTAACAAGTACTATAAATTTTTTCTATCTTTGTTTTAAAATTCACGTTTACTATGACTAATAACGATAATAGCTTTAAAATAAAAGGGGATGTTGGTTTTCCGAATCCTATGGAAAGTTTTGAGATAAAGAAAACACATGATTGGGGATTAACTCTTGCAAGAGCTATTCAATCAGAACAATTCTATAATTATTTTGGTTCAAGTTGTAGATACTTTACGCAACGTGATCAATTTCTTGAAAGAAGAATGTACGCTCGTGGTTTACAATCAATGACTAAATACCATGAATCTCTTGGGACAAATGGTGATTTATCATTCTTGAATTTGAGTAAAAAACCCATTACTATTATTCCAAAATTAGTTGACATCGTAGTAAACGGAATGGTAAATAGAGGTTATCAAATCAAAGCAACCGCAATTGACCAAATCTCTCAACAAGCAAAAGAAGAGTACAGAAAACAAGTTGAAGACGATAGATTTGGAAGAGATATTGCTATTAAAATAAAAGAAGAGCTTGGTGCTGAAGTAACCAATATGCCACTTGACCAAATTCCTGAAACAGACCAAGAAATGCAAGTGCATTTACAAATGGAATACAAACCTTCTTATGAAATGTCGCAAGAACTAGCAATAAGTTCTTATTTACAAGATAACGATTACGAAGCTATTGTAAATAGACAAGTAATTAGAGATTTAGTGGAACTTGGAGTGGCTTGTGTAAAAACAAGATTTGAACCAGGAAGAGGTATTCTTACGGAGTATGTGAATATGGAAAACAAACTTAATTCATATACAGAAGACCCTTACTTTAGAGATTGTTTTTATCATGGTGAAATTAAACGTGTTTTAATTAGTGAAATTTTAACTGACTTTCCATTTCTTAATGACCCTGAAAACGAATATTTAAAAGAGCAATTGATTCATTCTGGAACCGCTTGGGACACATATTACAATATTCCACAAAACGAAAGAATTAAAGGTACAGCAACGTTGATGTATTTTACATACAGAACAACTCGTGAACGTTTTAAGAAAATTAAGGAAAGAGCTACGGGTGAAAAATTAGTTTCTGATGCCGACCCATATTTCGATGCTACTAAAGTTAAGAAAAACGATTACAAAAGAGTATCAAAAGTAGAAGAAGTATTGTTCGAAGGAGTTTTTGTTCCTGGAACTGATTTACTTTTACGTTGGGAAGTTGCTGAAAATATGGCAAGACCAAAATCAAATAAACAAAAAGTTTGTGACCAATATATTATGATTGCTCCAAACAAAGATAAAATGTTTATTGATTCATTAGTAGCAAGAATGATGTCAATCGATGACTTGATTCAAATTACCGAATTAAAAGCACAGCAAATGATTCAAAGAATGATGCCTGATGGTTATTTCATTGATGAAGATGCTTTAGCTGAAGTTGATTTAGGAGAAGGAAATGTATTGAAACCACAAGGACTTTTAGATATGTTCTTCCAAACAGGTTCGATTGTTGGTAGAAGTTTAGGAGCCGGAGGTGAATACAATTACGCTAAAATTCCAATTACCGAGTTAAAGACTGCTGGAAACTTGCAAAAACTCCAAGCATTAAGAGCAGAAAGAGATTCTTATCGTAATGACCAATTAGAAGTTATTGGATTCAATAAAGCGAGTGCAGCATCTACACCTGACAAAGATTCATTAGTAGGATTGCAAAAATTAGCTTCATTAAACTCAAACATTGCTACAAGACACATTTTAGATAGTTCTTTACTTATTTGCAAAAGAGTTTCTGAAAACATAACATATCATTTAGGAGATATTTTTATGTATCACCCTGAATTAAAAAAAGATTTAGAACGTAGAATTGGTAAAACTGCTGTTGAGAATTTAACTTCAATGAAAGATTCTCATTTACGAGATTTTGCTATTTACTTAGATTTAGAACTTGATGAAGAAGAAAGAGCTAAATTAGAAGCAGATATGTCTATGGCAATTGAAAAAGGATATTTAGCACTTCAAGACAAATACAAAATTTTGAATGTTAGAAACTTTAAACAAGCAGTTGCATATATGAGTGTTTTAATGGAGAAACATTCTAAGAAAATTCAAGAACAAGAAGCTCAGAAATTCAAGATTCAGGCTGACGAAAATATTAGAGCAAGTCAAACTGCCGAACAATTCAAGCAACAAACTATTCAGATGGAAGCTCAGGCTGACGCTCAGAAACAACAAATTATTTCTCAAACTGAAATTGCTAAAGAACAAATTAGAGGTGAAGAAACAAGAAAATCACTTGAAGTTGAATATGCTTACAAAACAGATTTGCAATATGTAATTAACGAAGGTCAAGTTCAAAAACAACAAGATGCTGAAGATAGAAAAGACCAAAGAACAAAAATTCAAGCTACTCAGGCTTCACAATTAATTGACCAAAGAGCAAAAGACAAAGACCCGAAAAACTTTGAAGAAGACGAATTAGAATTAGAAGATTTTAACCTTAATAACTAAGAAACAATGGAACAACCTAAAAAAGAGAAAAAGAAAGGCACTATTACAGTAACACCTGTGGCTACAGGAAGTCTTAATGGAGATTATTTAGAATTAACTCCAGAAGAAATCAAAAGAAACAAGAGCGTAAAACAACAATCTACTACTGATAAATTCAAGAAAAACCTTGAAGAAACTCAGAAAATCAAAATGGTTGATGGAAAAGCCGAACCGATGGGGTACGAAAAAAAATTAGATATTGCTCCTGTTAATTCAGGAAGAAAGTCAAGAGAAATTGATGGTAAAGGTAATGTCATTCGAGAAGTAAGAGCAGGTTCCGATGAAGAAAAAGAAATGATTAGAAAACACAATCAACAAAGAACTAATACTAACAGAAGTCGCCAACGAGGTTCAGAAGTTGTAAATTACCAAACAGAAGAGCAATGGACCGGAAATCCTGTTTATGAAGATAAGTTAGCCGAACAAGAAGCAGGTAAACAACAAAAAGAAAGAATGGCTACAAAAGTAAAAGTAATTAAAAAGTAAAAAAAGCCCTGAGTAATATCAGGGCTTTTTTTTATTTATAATCAAAAAAAGATGTGTATGTATTGTCAGAACTATCTATTATAAAAAATGCTTTACAAATATTATCTTCCGTATATGAAGCTGTTTGTATTCTTCCATCAATAACAACATCAAAAGTAGAAAGTTTATTTCCTTTTTCATCTACATAGTAAGCATCTATTTGATGTTTTGTTGTTTCAACATCACTTTTAATTATTAAAAAATCATTTTCAATAAAAACAGACATATTTGAAACAATTTCTATACAATCACGAATGTCTTTTGATTTATCAACTATACACATTCTTCCAACATCTTTTAAGATAACTTGAGATGAGCAAAATAACGGAAGGAATAATAAGATTAAAATTAGCTTTTTCATAATGTTTAGTTTTAGATTGTTAATGTTTTGTAAAACTAAAAATAATTTTTGTATTTGCAACACATATAAAAAAATAGTATCAAAATATACATTGTAATAGATTTTTTCTATCTTTGCTATATAAAATCAATTAAATTCAAAAATAATGGTAATAGAAGATTCAAATTTAGAGCAAAATCTAAATAACGAAGAGCAAGAAGTTCAAGATTTTAATATTGAATTTCCAAACGAAGAAGAGTCTAATGGAAGTTTTGATAATTTTTGGGATCCTGTTGTAGAAACTACTGAAGAAGTTGAAGAAACAGAAACAGAAGAAGAGCAAGAAGAAACCGAAACAGAAGAGCAAGAAGACGAATATGATGTTCAAGACCTTGACGAAAATTTAGCCTTTGAGTTTATTAAAAAAACAAGAGGTTTAGACGCTGAAAGTATTGACGATTTATTAAAACCTAAAGAGTCAAAAAAACTTTCACCTGAAGTAGAGAAGTTCTTAGAATTTACTGAAAAAACAGGAAACACTAATTACAATGATTTCTTAGCTACTCAAAAAGATTGGAGTACTGAAGGAAAAGATGTCGTAATTAAAGAATTTTTAAAAATCGAAAATCCAACGCTTTCAGAAAAGCAAATAGATTTTCTTTATAATAAAAACTACGCTTTTGATGAAGATATTGATGACGAAGATGTTGTCATGGAAAAATCAATAAACGTAGAACGTGATTTTCAAAAAGGAGTCAAAGTTTTAGATGCTCGTAAAGAGGAATTTATGGTTCGCAAGGGTCTTGATGAATCAATCCCTGAAGAGTATCGAAATGCTAAGACAGAATTTGAGAAGATTCAACAACGAGAACAAGAAGTTGACAAGTTGATTACAGAAAACAGAAATGATTTCATAGCTAAAACAGAATCGGTATTTAATGAAAAGTTTGAAGGTTTCAAATTTAAAATTGGAGAAGATGAATTGGTTATTAAGCCAGAAAGCATTAAAGAAGCTGTTAGATCGCAATCTGATTTGAATAACTTCAACAATAAGTACTTTGACGAAACTACCGGAAAGTTAAAAGATCCAGAAGGCTTTCACAAAGCTTTATACTTTGGTATGAACGCTGAAAAAGTTGCTGAACATTTCTATAATTTAGGAAAAGCAAAATTAGCCGAAGAGGAAGATAAACTTTCAAAAAACATTACTCCAGATTCAGGTAAAAAAATACCTACTATTGGAGGTGGTAAAATCACAGTGCGAGTTGTTAAATAAGTTCTTGTTGTAAATTAGGGTATAAAAACTAAAACACAACAAAAAAAGAAAAACAATGAGTTTATTAAACAGTCCAGGGATTATTTTAACTCCCTCAGCAAGCAAAGTCCCAACAGGGCAAAACTACTTAGGTAGTGATGATTTCGATTTCGCAAATCAGTATTTACCAGAAACAGAGAAGAAAATCTACAATAGATTTGGATCTCAAGACGTTACTGGAATGTTAAAATTGTTAGGAAAAGAGAAATCTTTTGCATCTGACAAATTATTATGGAAAGAAGAAGCTCGTTTACGTCAATTAAGCGAAGGTGTTACTCGTTCTTCTAACGTGTTCACAACTGCTGAAAACCACAACTATCGTATTAATGAAACTATCGTAGTTCGTGATTTAGATGGTTCTAATGTAAGACAAGGTAAAATTACTGCTGTTACTGATACAACTTTTACTGCTTTATGTGGTCATGCTTCAGGTTGGACTGCAATCGGTACTGCTGACATCGTAGTATTTGTTGACTCTAATGAATTTGGAAAAGATACTAATGGATTCACAGAGTCTTTAGATTCTAAATTCGAATCATTTGAGCAATCTCCTGTAATCATCAAAGAAATGGTTAAAGAATCAGGTTCAAACTTAGCTCAAATTACTTGGTTAGAAGTTAGTAATGAAGCAGGTCAAACAGGATATGTATGGTATTTCAGAAACTTTGCTGATACTGAAAAACGTTTCTTAAACGCTATGGAATCTAAATTAATTAGAGGTCGTAGATGGGCGGGTGATTTATTAGCTGCAGGAAACGAAGGTACTGAAGGTTTATTTGAAATAGCTGAACAAGGAAACGTATTTGCAGGTCAAATTTCTGACTTAAATGATGTTGACGAATTATGCGAAAGAATGGATGCTCAAGGTGGTATTTCTAATAACTATTTATACGGAACTACTTCTTTCAACGCAGCAATCGATGATTTCTTACAAGCAGAAAACGTAACAGGTTTATCTTGGGGTGCTTTTGACAACAACGAGAAAATGGCTTTAAACTTAGAATTTAAAGGATTCCAACGTTCAGGTTATGAGTTTTCTAAATCAAGATGGAGATATTTAACTGAACCAACAAGTGAAGGTTCTATGGTAGGTGCTTCTAAAATTCATGCTGTTATGATTCCTTCTGGTTCTAAAACTTTACGTGACCAAGTTAATGGAGGTACTACTACTGAACCTATGTTACAAGTTCGTTATAGAGCTTATGGAAAAGAAAACCGTAAGATGAAAATGGCTGTAAGAAGTTTTGAACAAGGAACTACTGGAGGTCAAGATAGAGTTGTAACAGATTGGTTGACAGAACGTATGTTACAAGGATGCGCTCGTAATCAGTTTGCAATTTTTAAAGGCTAATAACTTTTATAAAAAAATTAAAACCACTCTTTATGGGTGGTTTTTTTATGCTTTAAAGTAAACAATAGATTTTTTTTATATCTTTGTTCTTTAATCAATTAAATTTACAAACATGGCTTTAATTAAGAAAGACCCACCTGCAAAAGAAGAGGTGAAGACAGAAGATGTTGCATCCGAAAATGTGGCACAAGAAAAAGTAGAAAATCCAAAAACTACTATTACATTAACTCCTGAAGAATTGAAAGCATTAATTCAAGAAGAAGTTAGAAAAGCACAACCTATTGTTGAAGAGCAAAAAACAGCAGTAGAATCCAAAAAAGAAAAAGAACCGATCAAAAAAATCGTAAACACAGACAATATTCCAGAGTTAGATAACTTTGAGTACAAGTCAAGAAGATACGAGATTATTTCAGGGACAAAAGCTCATTCTTACGGAGTTAGAAACAGAAGTAATTCAACTTCACGTTTGCAATATATCCACCCTGAAACGAAGCAGCCATTTTCTTTGAGATTAACTTCTAATCAACCATCGTTTTTTGAGGAAAATCAGCCAAAAGAAAAAGGAAGTTGCAGAATTAGATACATTAACTTTAAAGATGGAAAGTTATTTGTTCCTGCAAGTGACGTTATGTTGCAACAATTTTTAGCTATTCACCCTGATAATGGAATTGTTTTCAGAGAAATTGACGAGCAAAAAGAAGCTGCAAAAGAAGTAGAAGTGATGGATTTACGTTTCAAAGCACAATCATTAGTTAGAAATTTAGATCTTGCAAAACAAGTTGCTGTAGCTAGAATTTTATGTGATGACTATCTTGACACATGGAGTCCTGGTGTAATGAGAATGAATCTATATGCTAAAGTTGAAGCATCAGCAAAACCATTAGATATTATTAATCTTTGTGAGAATGAGGATTTATTAATTGAAAGTTTAGCTAAAACTGCAAAAGCTAGAGGTTTCTTAAATTACGCTAATTATCGTTTCACAGATGAGCGAGGTCAGTTAATTCTTGAAGTAGGAAGAAACGACAACGAATGGAAGGCAATTACTAGATATTTGTTATCAAATGAAGGTAATGACTTGAGAAACCACTTGGAAGACAAAATGTTTTAATAGTTTCTAAATCAATATAAAGCATCTCATAACGAGGTGCTTTTTTTATTATATTATGTTTGAAAAATTCATATCTTTGTTTTAAAATAATTGCACATGATACCTATCAATAATGTAAGAAACGTAGTTATGTTCTTATTGAACAAAAATAACTACGGATATATCTCTCCTGAAGAGTTTAACACCTACTGCAATTTAGCACAATTAGATATGTTTGAGAACTTGTTTTTTCAATATAATCAATGGCTTGCTAAACAGAATAAACGTATGACAGAAACGGAATACGCAAATATTCCTAAAAACATTCGTGAGCAAATTGATATGTTTGCTACTTATACTACGGAATCAAATTTTGTGTATGACGAAGCTAATAATGTTTGGAATTATACCGGAAGTGATTTGTATAGAGTAGAAAATATTTCATTAGTAAATGCTCAAGGTAAAAAAATCGACATTGAAGAGGTAAATAAATCTGAGTTGAATAGGCTTAAAAATGGTAATTTGATTAGCTTGAATTATCCTGCTTATGAAAAAATCGGTGAAAGTTTTCGTATTCATCCAACATTAGATACAGATTATTACCCTGAACTATTCTTTTTAAGAACACCAAAAGCTCCAAAATGGACTTATGTAAATGTAAGTGGTAATCCAGTTTACAATGCTTCGGCTACCGATAAACAAGATATTGAATTACATATTAGTCAATATGCACCATTTGTGATGAAAGTTTTATCATATACAGGTTTGGCGGTTCGCGAAGAACAAGTGGAAGCAGCAACAAACAATGAAGAAGTAAAAATCGCTCAAAAACAGAGCTAAAATATAAGATATGAGCAGTCAAAATCCTCAGATTTACTATGAAAATGAAGAGAATCATGGTAATTACGTTTATATCTCTTTAGAAGATATTGTAAACAACTTTTGGCAAAACCAAACAGGTGATGGAACGGTTTTAGGACCAACTAAAAGACATCAAATTCTGTATTGGGCTAAAAAAGGTTTGCAACAATTCAACTTTGATGTTTTAAAAGAAGTCAAAGCAGTTGAGTTAGAACTTAACGAAACTCTTGATATTATTCTACCACCTGATTACGTTTCATACGTTAGAATTTCTTGGGTAAATCCAGAAACAGGAGATTTGATGCCAATGAGTAAAAACACAAAACTACCTTTGGCTACAGCGTATTTACAAGATAATGATGCAAATATACTTTTTGATGATGAAGGAAATATTTTAGAAGGAAGTACATTTTTTGCAGAAAAGCAAGATAATAAACCAAATTCAATTAATGTTTTACCTTGCACTACTTCTTGTAATGGATGCGGATACTACGAAGGAGGAGTTTGTGGATTAGGAATGTATTCTTTAGATACTACTCGAAACAACAACGGAGATTTCAACATCGACACACGAAAAGGAAAAATTCATTTCAGTTCAGATAATTTGACAAGAGTAATTATGCTTGAGTACATTTCTGATGGATTAGAATATTCAAATGAAAACGACATCAAGGTAAATAAAATGGCTGAAATGGCTTTATATGCTTGGATTAATTGGAATTTATTAAGTAACAAGATAAATACTCAAGAATATATTGTTAGAAGAGCTAAAAAAGACTACGATACCGCATTACGAAATGCTAAAATAAAACTTATGGATTTAAGATTACATGAGTTAGTTTTCAATATCAATGGTGTTAAAAAATGGTTTAAATAATTAGAGTATGACTAAGATTAAAAATACATTTAGTAGAGGTATAGTAAATAAAGATTTAGATGAGAGATTTATTCCTCCAGATATGTTTATTGATGCTGAAAATTTTTTAGTTATATCTCAAGATGGAAGTTCTGGTTCTGTAGGTAAAAATGTTTACGGAAATGAAATTAAAACAAATAATTTATTAACAAATGCTTCTGTAATTGCTTCAAAAAGCGATAATTCAAAAGAAAGAATTTTTTATTTTGTTACATCAGATGAATTTGACGTTATTTTTGAATATAATTTTAATACAAATTCTTCAACTATAGTATTAAAGTCTTCAAAACCAAATAGTGTTTTAAATTTTAATAAAAACAATAGAATATTAAACGTTGATATTATATCAAGTGGCGAAGACAATAAAGATTTAATTGCTTGGTCAGGTGATAAAAATCCTCCTAGAATCGCAAATATAGAAAAAGCAAAAACATATCCTGTTGATGGTTTTACAGAAACAGAAATATCTTTACATAAACCACAACCACTAAAAAACATAATAGTTCTTCCAAGACAAATAAATTCTATTAATACAGAGTTTGTTAAAGAAAAATTTTTAGCGTTTGCTTATAGATGGAAATATGAAGATGGATTTTATTCAGCTATTTCTAAATGGAGTAGATATGCTTTTGTTCCTGGAAACTTTAACCTTAATTATGATTCTTGGGAAAATACAGGAATGATAAATAATGCAAATGCTATCGATATTACTTTTAATACAGGATTAAGAGATGTTATAGGTGTTGATGTATTAATGAAAACAAGTAATTCTGACAAAGTTTATTTAGTTGAAAAATACGATAAGGAAAAAGAAGGTTTTACAAATAATCAAAATGTTACTTTTACTTATAAGAATAGTAAAATAAATAAAGTTTTAAGTTTAGATCAGTATTATAGAAGTTATGATAATACTCCTTTGGAGGTTATTGCTCAATGTTATGCTGGAGATAGACTTATGTTTGGAAACTATATAGAAAACTATGATATAGACACGAAAATAGATTTAGAAGTAGATTTTATTTCTGAATCAATAGAAGATGGAGATAATTTAATAAAAACAATTGAAAATAAATCTTTTGGTATAGATGTTAGCAACCAAATAGATTTTAAAAAATATATTTTCAAAACAAATCCTTTAACACATCCAATAAGTGCTGATTTTTCTGAAAACATACTTTCTGTTGACGATACAGGGGATTTTTATGATGGAGATGCTATAGGTAAAATACAAGTAAAATGGTCTATAGTGACTTCTAGTATTCAACCTTATAACATATATCTTACAGATGAAAATGATAATGTTATAAAGCAAAATATAAATGTAATAGGAAGTACCGCAGATATAAATGATTATTTGTACGAAAAAGACATGAGAGGTACTTTAACTCTTGATAAATACAAGCTATATGTAACCAGCAATACTTCTTTTGAATATGATAGTAAAATAACTCTTTTTTCATTAAGAGGAAACCCATTAGCTCCTGTTGAACAAAAAATAGAAATAGATTGTGAGGATCAATTATGTTTAGCAAAAACAAATCCTTTAACACCTGGTTATGTAGGTGATATTGTCCCTAATACAGTTGGAACAATAGATTTATCTTCATTTACTTTTGAACAAGGGAAAACATTATTCTTTTCTTTAGACATAGAAGCTTATGATGACAGAACAAATTCTGGTAATTTTTTATTCTTTTATATATTAGAAAGCAATTTTTTAAATTTAAGTGATTTTTTTGCTAATTCTAATTTTGTTAATTCTTTTTCGGGTTATAATCAAATATTTAAAAGTCAATTCCTATTAGGAAATACTACTCTTTTAAATGAAGGTACATTAACTCCGAGCATATCTGGAAATGTCCTTAAAATAACAATGCCTTTTTACTACAGAGAGTTTACAGAAATAGAAGATCAAGGCGTTAATGATAAAGAAAATAAATATACATTTTTTAAAGTAAAAGATTTCAATTTTATATCCTCAAAAAATAATTTATTAAGCAGTATGCATTCTAATAGAGATTATGAAGTGGGAATAGTTTATTTTGATAAGTATGGAAGAAAAACAACTGTATTGACAAATCAAGATGCAAATATTTTTATACCTTCTGATTTTAGTATAACACAAAATAAATTAAAAGTAACAACTAATTTTAATCCTCCTTCAATGGCTTATGCTTATCAATTTGTTGTAAAGCAAGTTGCGCAATCCTATGAAGCAATATATTCTAATGTATTTTTTGAAGAAGGTGCTTTTGTTTGGATTAAAGCAGAAGGAGATATAAAAGATAAAGTTAAAGAAGGTGCTGTTTTAATAGTAAAAGCAGATGTGGATGGTCCTGTTTTAAATTATGCAGAAACAAAAGTTTTAGAAGTTATATACAAGGAAAAAGATTTTATTGTAGATAATACAGATGATCAGGGAAATAAGATAATAGAACCAGAGGGACTATATTTTAAAATAAAACCTATTGGATTTAATATTTCTTATAGTAGCAATACGTCTAATTTGTTTTCGGGTAGCAAATCAAGACATAATGGTCCTTTTTCTGTAACTACAAGCCCTGAATTTGGAGATAGAGATGATAATGATATTTTTATTCCATACAAAATTCCAGAAGGAACGTATATTAATATAGAAATTAAATCTGATGAGTATTCAAAAGGAAATGCTTGGGAGTATATATTAACTACTTATTCAGCATTAGACTATAATTCATTTCAAGATTTTTTTGAAAATGAAGTAGCAATAAGAGGTGATTGGCAACAATTTTTAATAGACCACGTTGATTATAATTTTACACCTAATGGCTCTAATTTGGAAATAACTTGTAGAGAAGGAGGTTATGGTTCTAGTGGAAGAAGAAAATTAAGTGTTAATATTGTTGTTCGTTCAAATGCATTAGTTATTTTAGAAACAAAGCCAGAAGAAAATTTATCAGCTTCTTTCTTTGAAACACCTGAAATGTATTATATAACAAATGGTCAGCATAATTCAGGAGATTCTTTAAATCAGAATGAACATATTTTATTTGATGCTTATAATTGTTTCTCTTTTGGTAATGGAGCCGAAAGCAATAGAATAAAAGATTCTTTTAATAACCCTTATTTCTATATAGATTGTCAGCCAACTAACTATAGCGATGAAACATATAAAAGAAACATTAGATTTGCAGACATAACTTATTCAGAATCTTTTAACAATAATAATGGATTAAATAGATTGAATGAATTTAATTTATTTAAGTTAAATTTTAAAGACGATATAGAAAAAGTGTATGGTCCAATAGTTAAATTAAAAGCACAAGATACTAATTTAGATGTTTATCAAGAAGATAAGGTAAGTATTGTTTATTATGGGAAAGATTTATTGTTTAATGCTGATGGAGATACAAATCTTACAAGTATAGATAATGTATTAGGTCAACAAAAAACATATCCTGGAGAGTATGGAATATCTTTTCATTCTGAAAGTTTTGATGACTATGGAACAAATAGTTATTTTACAGATATTAAAAGAGGTGTTGTTTTGAGAAAAAATGACAACAACGGATTATTTGAAATATCTTCTTATGGAATGAAAAGTTATTTTAAAAATCTTTTTAGAAATAACAAAATAAACAATATTATAGGGGAATATGACTCTTTTAATAATTTTTATGTTTTAAACATACAATATAATGATACTGAATATGTAACTTGGGTTTTTTCAGATGAAAATAATGGATGGTTATGTAGATTTACTTTTAACCCTGAAGAAATGGCTAGAATGAATAATGAATTTATTTCTTTTAAAAATGGAGAATTATACGTTCATAATAAAGGAACTATAAGAAATAATTTTTATGGTATTCAATATGATAGCTTATTTTCATTTAATTTTTCTCAAGAGCCAAGCACAAGAAAAAATTTTAAAAATATTGAGATAGAAGGAAGTACTGCTGTTGATGTAGAATTATTTACAGATTTGAATCAAGGTTATATTAATAAAGCTGATTTCGAGAAAAAAGAAGGTGTTTTTTATGCTTATGTTAGAAATTCAAATGATGATGTTGACTCCTCGTTATTAAGTTGTCAAGGAATTGGAAATTGCACTATTTCAGGTCTTACTTTAAATTTTGGGTTCGATTTGGATAGTATTATTTCAGTTGGCGACCAAGTACGAAATTCAGATTTAGAATTAGTAGGAACTATTGTTTCAAAAACAGCGAATAGTTTAACACTAAACGCAGTAGCAAATATAGTTTCAGGAGATTTTGTTCTTTGTTCAAAACCACAGAGTATAGAAAATAATGATTTACTTGGTTATTTTATGAAAGTAACTTGCAGATTCTCAAGTAATACATATCAAGAGATTTTTTCAATTAATAGCGAGGTATCTAAAAGTTTTTCTTAAATTTGTTTCAAATATGAATATATGAATTTTATAGTAAAAAAACATAGCAAATTAGATTTTTTCAAAACATATCAAAAATGGTGCGAACAACATAAATTTCCACTTATAACAATTGATTGGTTTCCTGAAAATGTATTTGTTTCATATAATGAAAATGATGAGCCTTGTTATTGTTGTTGGTTTTGGCATACTGATTCAAAATTAGCATGGATAGGTTTTCCTTGTTCAAATAAAAATGTGTTGTACAGAGATAGAGATGGAGGTCTTGAAGCTCTTTATGAGTATATTAGCAAATATGCTAAAAAGAAAAAATACGTGACAATAATAACAACATCTGGTAGAGAAGAAACCGATTCTGTGTGTAAAAAAACAGGATATGTTTTAGGAGATACCAATGTTAATCATTATTTAAAAAATTTAAAATAAAAAAATTATGATTGGTACTGCTGTTGTGGGAGCTGGTTTAGGAGCCTATCAGACGATAGAAGGGGCTAAACAAAAAAAAGAAGCTAGAAAAGCCCTTGAAGATTACAAAAGACAGGAATTTAAAAATGTAGGAGAAGGTTTAGCTGTTTCTACATTAGGAGCAGATGCACAACGAGAAGAACAAGCTAGATTAGCTTCTACTCAAATAGACGCTTTAAAAGGAGCAGGAACAAGAGGGCTAATTTCTGGCTTAGGAAGAGTTGAAGCCGGAAATCAAGCTGTTAATGATAGAATTGCAGCAAGTCTTGATGAAAAGCAAAAAGAAATTGATATGATTGTTGCTGAAGATGACGTTCGTATTAGAAATATGAAAGAAAATCGTGAGATTGGTGATGTTTCAGCTTTAAGTTCTCAATACAATGCAGGAAATGAACAAATGCAACAAGGAATTGGTAATGCTGTACAAGGAATTGGGATGGCTTTTAATCAACATGAAAAAACAGACCCAACAACAGACAAGAAAACAGACCCAACAATAAACAAAACAACAACAGAACCAACAATAGGGAATACTCAAAAAATAACTAATAAAGCAACAAGACCTAGAAGAGATGTTATTGGTTTTGATTACTACAACAATATTTAAGATATGGCTATAGGTAAAATCGGATCATTTGCTACTACAGAAGCTCCTAAAGATTATATAGGTGATGCTTTACAGAATGTTGAGAATCAAGGTTTTCGCTATCGTGCTGAGCGCAGATTAGCGGAAGAAAAAAAAGATGCAGCAAAAGTTGAAGAAGAAAAACAATTAGCAGAGCATTTAAAAAATTTCAATATTGATTTAACAGGTAGTCAGTCTATTGATGATTTAAGTCAATCTTTTGCTCAAGAATCTTTTGGAAAGTACGCTGAATTAGCAAGACAGCTACAAACAACTACTGATCCAAACGAAAGGTTGAAATTAAGAACTGAACAATCAAGAATTAATCAAAACATTAGTGCTATAAAACAAATTCCTGGTATTTTAAAAGAGAAGGTTGATTTTATTGCTAAAAATATAAAAGATTTGAATCCTAACGATGTTAATATTATTCAAGATAAACTTGGTATGCTTGAAAAAGGAAATGCTAAAGTATATCTTGATGAAAACAAAGTTCCTAGAATAAATATTTACAAAGTTGATGAAAATGGTAAAGTTACAGATATTCTTGAAAAAGAACAGACTGTTGCTGAGTTTATTAATGGCATTAATCCTCACATGAAGAGTAGTTATTCTTCTTTACTTGAATCTGCTGTTAAAAACACAAAAGTAAGTGATATTAAAACTCAAAACGGAATTAATATTACACAAACTAAAGGTGTAGATGACGCTGTTAAAGAAGAGAAATCAAATTCTTTTGCAGATATGATTATAAATAATCCAGATGAAGCTTATGCTTTTGCTAAAGCTAAAGGAATAGATGTTAATAATAAAGAATCATTAAAAAAAGCTGTAAAACAAGATTTTATAAATTCTTTAGATTTTATGAAAAAAGAAGATATAGATTCTTCATTAATAACAGCTACTAAGCCGGATAAAGGTTCCGGCTCAGGAAAAGAAGAAAAACTTTCTCCAAATATAATGTGGTCATCAAAAACTGTTGTTGGAAAAGAATATATAATAAGAAAGAATGATGGGACAACAAGAGAAATGACTGATGAAGAAAAGAAAAAACATAAAGGCTCTAATTTTGTTGAAATGGGCGGTATTAAAGTTCCTGTTGGCACGATGATAATACCTACTACTGATGCCGAAAGAGATATGGGTAATGGTAAAAAAGTTTTTGTAAATGGAATCGGGGTTTCTCCTGATGGAAATAATTTTTACATTAAATTAAAAGAGTCTGGATTTGAAACTGAAACTAGCACTCAAGGCAGCTCTACTGATAAACAAAGTAGTTCTTCAAAAGTAACTAGAACAATGGTTATAGATGTGAATAAAAATGCTACTGATGCCGCTGTTTACGCTAAACTTTTAGGATATAGCAATCTTAATGATTTTAAACAAGATATTTTAAATCAAACAGGAGTAAGGGTTTCTAAACAACCAACCCCTAAAAGTGGAGGTAAACCAGCAACAAAAAAAGAAACTGCACAAGAAAGAATAGCTCGTTTAAAAAGAGAAAAAGGTTTAAAGTAATTTATTATGGGAAAACAAATAAAAAATATTCAATACGTTGATCAAAAGCAATTTGATAAAAATCTTGATGAGTCTTTAGAGATATTGATTAATGATGGTGCAGATGATGAAACTATTAGCGTTTATATTGATGATTATAAGTCAAGATATGCTGTAAAAAAAAAAGAATCTTCACAATCACCATCAGTTCAGACAAAATCGGGTTCGGTACCGAAAAATGGTTCTTCGGGTACTCAAGAGTTTGAGTATAAACCTGTTTTCGATGAAAGAGGAAGGCAAGTAAAGACTAAAAACGAAAAAGGCGAACTTGTTCCTTATATGGAAAAAGTACCAAAAGGATTTGCTAGTTCTACTGAAGAAAGAAAAATTGTACGCGAAGAGCAAAAACAAAAAGCTCAAAAATCAGTAAAACCTACCGTAAAATACCAACAATATAAAACCGCTACTGCTCCAAAACCTGAAGAAACAGAATTAATATCACAAGATGTTGATGCTGAATTAAATCAACAAGGGTTTTGGAATGGTATGGTTACAGGTGCTAAAAAAGGAGCAAACTTTTTATCAGATGTTGTAATGACAGTTGGTACTTTGGGAACTGAAACAGATGGTCTTGAATTATTCAACGAACAACCATTCTATAAAGAAGCAGAAGAAGCTAAGAAACAACTTATTTCTGAAAACAAAGGAGATACATCAAAATTGACTCCTGAGTTAATTAAACAACGCACAAAAGATATTGTAGTTCAAAAAAGAACAGAAGGTCTTAAAATAGATAAAAACAATCAGTTTTTATCATCACTTCCAGAAGAAGAAAAGAAAGCATTAAATTTAGAAGCGGTAACTCAATACAAGACTTTAAATGATAAAGATAAGTATTTAGCTACCGAGAAAGCTGTATTGGAAAATGAATTTGAGTCTTTACAAAAAGATTACGCTGTTGTAAAAGCTATTGTAGATAAATCTCAAAAAGAAGGCAAGCCACTTTCTCCTCAATTTACCGAAAAAGCTTTAGAGCTTGAAGAAAAGTTAAAATCGAAATATTCTGAATTTTCTAATTTAGAAAAAGAGTACGTTAATAACGATAAAGAAGTAGGATCAATTGAAGAAGAAGTTGATTTTTTAAAACGTAATTATTCTACTGCAGAAAAATTAAAAACTGATACTAATTTAGGATTATCTGATATTTATGTTGGTTTAACTAAAAAAGTACCTGCTTTATTGTATGAAGCAAATGAATTAATTTTAGGAGATACTATTTTTAGTGTTGCTGATGAAGAGTCCGAACAAAAAAGAAGAGAACTTATTGACGAAATAATTGATTGGGAAGCAGCTAAAACCGAAACAAAATCTAAGTTTAAAAAAAATGTTGAGTTTTCAAACTTAAATACTGAGAATTTTGGTGGTTTTTTAGCACAAGAAATCGGAACTCAAATTCCTGTTTTTGCACAAATGATGATGCCTGGAGGAATTGTTTCTTTAGGAGCTACGTCAGCAGGTGGAAAATATGGTGAAATGGAAATGGAATCAAATCGAATTTCATTTAATCACAACGGAAAAGAATTACAAGGTTTTGAAAAAGAAGATGGTAGTATTGTTGATGAAACAGGTTTTAAATACAATCCTGATGAAGTAGAAATTACTTCTTTAATAACTCCTGATTATTCAAAAGCACAAATGACTACTGCTGCTTTTGGATTTGGTACAGCAGAAGCATTACTTGGCGCATTACCCACTAAAAGTGCTTTAGGAAGAGTTGCTAAATCTTTTGAACAAAATGGTAAAAGAGAATTAATAAGAGATGGTGTTAAAACTTTATTTGTAAAACCATTACAAGAAGCAAAACAAGAAGCTTGGACTGAAGGTGCCACAAGTGTTGTTCAGAACTTTATTGATATAAAAGTTTTAGGTAAAAATGATGTAGGACTTTTCGATAATGTTGACCACGCAATGTTCACCGGAGGAATGTTAGGAGGTTTAATGGGTTCTGTTCCTGCAATTGCAGGCGTAGCGATGCGACCATTCTCAAGTAAAACAGAAACCAAGCAAGTTAGAAAAAATCTTGAAATGGTTTTAGGTTTACGTGAACAATTAAACAATCAAAAACTTACAGAAGCTACAAGAAAGGCTATTTCGGATAAAATAACCGCATTAGAAACAGAAAATACACAAATCCTTACTTCGGTTGCAGAAAAATCAAAAGGTCTTTCTAAAGAGCAATATGAAGCTATTGTGGGTATTGATAAAAAACAAGAATTACTTAGACTTCAAGCGACCGAAATAAAAGCTGACAATAGTATTTCAAATGAGTTAAAAAAACAACTTTTAAATGACTTGAAAGTTGAATTTAGTTCTTTAGAAGACAAACGAAATGTTTTAGTTAGCGACAAAGCTACAATTTTAGACACATTACCTGATTCTGAAAAAACAAAATTCAGAAATGAAGCTACTCAAATTTTAAAAACTGAGTATAAAGGTGAAGGTGAACCTAAAATTGAAGATGAAGCAGTTACCAAAAAAGCAATTCAATTATACAATCAATCTAAATCAAATGAAGCAAAAGTCACCGAAAGTCCTGTTAAAGAAAAACCTATTGAGCAACCTACGACACAATACGAAACCAAAGAACAAGCGGAAGTCGGTGAAGTAGAAAATGTTTCCCTTACTAATGAGGTAAACATTCCTGAAAGTGAAGCTATAACTACTGAAACTTTAACTGAAAATGAAGAAACATCGCCAAGCAATATTGAATCTAATGGAGGTTTTCGACCTACAATTGGAGAAGTGGCAGAAGTGGGAGGAATCGAAGAACAAACCACCGAAAATGCTCCAACAAAAAGTATTTCACCAACCACTAACATTGGAACAAGTGAAACAGAAAATGAAGTAGAGTACGTTAAAAAAGAAATCGACAGAGGTATTTTGAATTGGTCAGGTGATATTGGTTCACCAAGAATTGATTTAAGTATTTCTTGGGCAGATATTCGTAAAGGTGAAGTAGATATTAGAAAAGGAAATGTAAATACGGTTCCGGCAAAAAGATTAATTGAAGCTATTAACAAAGCTAAAAACGAAGGCGGTTATAGATATAAGCAAGGTACAGGCGGTGCAAATATGAAAGGTCAAGAATTTGTGACTTTTGAGGATATTCAAAGAGCAACAAATGAAGATTCACTTACTGATGCTGAGATTAATGAAATTATGGCTAATCAAAACGAATTAGCTGCGGAATATGACGAATACTTTAACTCATTAGATGAGAAAACACAAAACGAAATATTAGAAAATTATGAAAACCAACCAAGAGAGATTAGCGAAGATTCCCAAAGAGGAGAAAGCGAAATTAATGTTTCTAATGAAAAAGAAACAACAGCAGAGCCAAAGCAAGAAGTAGAGCAAACTATTTTAGACAGAATCTTAAATCAAGATGAATTAAAAGATACATTTGACTTTTTAGATTCGTTTAAAATTGATCCAAACGATTTAAAAGCTACTCTTCCTTTTTTACCTGAAGTATGGAATGCGTTTATTGAAGCTGTGAAACTTTCAGTAAAAGCCGGAAATACAATGCGAAATGCTATAAACGAAGCAAAGAAAATTCTTGAAACGCAAGGTTTTGATAAGAATGAAATTAACAAAGTTGTAAGTGCTTTTGAAGAAAAAGTAAATCAACCAAATCAAACATTCGAAAGAAAGCCAGGCAAAAAGACTTTGTTAAGCAGAATGGATGAAGGTAAAGATGCTGAAGTTAAAAAAGCAATCAAAGACTATTCATTAGATTACGAAGTAGAAAACCAAGAAATAGCACAAAGAAACGCTGAACTTTTTGTAGAAAAAGTAGGTGTTAGGTCAGCGTTAAAAGCAGTAAGAAGCGGAGAAATTGTAGGTGCTGAAAAAGCATTTGTTTATGCTAAAATTATTGATGTAATTTCAAATGAAATAGCGAGTGTTCCAGAATCAGAAGTTCAAGAATTAGAAGATATGAACGTTAAAATTTTGGAAGAAATTGCTATTGAATTTGATAAAGAATCAAGAAATGCAGGTCGTTTTATTTCTGCTTTACAAAAAGTATATTCAAGTTCAAAAGGAAGATACAATCTTACTAAACAAGTTCAATCTTACAGAGCAAGGCATGAAGGTAATATTCCTGATGAAATCTTGCAAAAATTCATTGAAGCCGATGCTAAAATTAAAGAGTACGAAAAACGTATTGAAGAGTTAGAAGCCGAAAAGAAAAAACAAGAAGAGGAAAGAGCATTTGAAAATATTGTTGAATCTATTGCTAGAAAAAACAAAATTGACAAATCAAAAGGAATAACTAATAAAGCTAAGGCTAAGGCTTTTGCTAATAAGTTACGCTCTTATAAGTCAACAAACAAAGGTACTCTTAGTGCTGCGACTCCAATGAGTTTAGCGGTAGATTTAGCTATTGAAACCGCAGCAACCACAATTGAAGTTTCAGGAAGTATTGCTGATGCAATCCAAAAAGGACTTGAAACTATTCGTAATAGTAAATTAAGTACTGATGAACAAGCAGAAGCAGTACAACAATTTTTAAACGTATTCGATGTAGAAGAAGGTGCTTCTGAAAATATTAAAATTGATGGTGAAGGAAGATTAAAAATTCCACATTCATTAATTAGAGAGAAAGTAGAACAAGGAATTGACAATATCGAAGACTTAGTTGATGCTATTTACGATGAAGTTTCAGAAATGTACCCTGACGAAGAACTAACTAAACGTGATGTTCGTGATGCTATTACTCAATATGGAAAAATAGTAAACCAAACTAAAGACGAAATTGAAATACAAATTAGTCAAATGAAAAGTCTTGGTAAACTTCTTTCTGGAATTGAAGATGCGTTAACAGGTAAAAGACCTTTAAGAAGTGGTTTACAAAGAAGACCGTTTACTTTAGAAGAAAGAGAGCAAAAACGTAAATTAAGAGAATTGCTAAGAGATTTACCAATGGATGATGCAGATGTATCAAAAGCTTGGAAAACCGCATTAGATACAATAAAATCTCGCTTAAAAAATGAAATTCAAGATTTAGATGAACAGATAGCTAAAGGTGAGAAACGTAAATCTGAGAAAAAGCAAATAGAATACGATGAAGAAGCTAAAGGTTTAAAAGAATTACGTGATAAAAAACGTGAAATTTTAGATGACTTAGTGGGTAAACCTGAATTAACCGAAGAGCAAAAAATAGAAAAAGCAATGATTTTGGTTCAGAAAAAAATTGATGAACTACAAAAAAATATTGTTGATGGAAATATTGCTTATAAAACAAGACCTACTCCTGTAACTTCAGCAAAACTTGAAGCATTAAAAAAACAAAGAGAAGAATTATACGCAGAGATTGAAAAAATGCGTAAAGAATCAGGTTTAGCAGAAAAGAAACGTTTAGATTTAGCTAAAAGAAGTCGTATTAGAAGAATTGAAGAGTTAAAAAGCAAAATTGAAAATAGAGATTTTTCTAAAAGAGAACAAAAACCATTACCGGTAGATGCTGAATTATTAGAAATTGAATCAAAACTTCAAGAGCAAAAAGCTATTTATGAAAAAGAGAAGTATATTGATGAATTAAAAAATAGAAGTCCTTTTAGAAAATTTGTTTCTACATTCGTGGATTTTGTTGGAATCACTCGTGTTTTAAAAGCAGGTGGAGAGTTTTCGCAAGTTTTGGTTCAACAAGGTTTTTTAACACCTCAGATGCTTGTAACAAATCCTAAAGCGTTTTTTACAGCTATGGCAAGATTAGGAAAAGCTTTTGCTTCACCCGATACCGCTAAAAGATATGAGGATGAAATGAAAGCAAGTCCTTTATATCCTTTAATGCAGAAAACTAAATTATCATTAACTGGAACCGATCATAAATTAGATGCTCAAGAAGAGAATTATCAATTAGATATGGTTACTGATATTTGGAATATTATTGGTGATAAATTAGATAGAATTACAGGTGAAGCAGAAATTCTTACTTTAACAGGATTGTTTAAAAAAGCATTCGGTAAAGAATTAACAGAATCCGACAAAAAAACACTTGGAACTCAATTTAAAGAAGCTAGTTTTTGGAAAATGTTTGAAAGAGCAGCTGTTACTTATTCCAACTATATAAAAATGGTTAAGTTCGAACAAGGAGTAAGAGAATTACAAAAGGATTTAAAAGACCCGATTAATGATATTGAAGACTATAAAAAAGTAGCAAATTACATTAATGTTTTTTCAGGAAGAGCAAGTTTGGGTAAAGCAGAATTTATAAGTAAAGACGCTGCTTTAATATTTTTCTCTTTGCGAAATGCGTATTCTCAATTTCAACAACTTAATCCATTCTACTACTTAGTTACTTTAGGTGATGCAAAACAATTTAAAGAAATTCAATCAGGGAAAGATTTGAAAAATATAAAACCTACAGTTGCTCAAAAAATGGCTGTAAAATCATTTATGACTTCTGTAATTGCAATCACAGGTTTTAAACTTTCTTTTTTAGCAATAGCTAATGCAGGAGCAGATGATGAAGAAGATAAATGGAAATTAGAATCGGACCCAAGAAGTTCTGATTTTGGAAAATTAAGAAAAGGCAAAACTACTTTTGATATGTGGCATGGTCTTAATGGATTGTTTGTTATGTATTCAAGAATATTTTTACAACAAACTAAATCTACAAAATCAGGTGAAATTAAAGATTTAGGCAAAGGTTTTGGAACGCCAACAACATCTGAGCTTTTAACAAGATACGTAACCAATAAATTTGCTCCAACCGCAGGTTATATGTGGAGATTAGGAAATACGCATGAAGAAATTGGTACTGATGGGAAAAAATATAGAGTTGACCAATATGGAAATGTTTATGGAGAAAAAGAAATGTTAGATTTGTTTATTCCTATTTACTATGGTTCGGTTTATGAGATTTCTAAAGAAGACCCAGATACTTATCAAGCATTTTTAACTTCGTTAGGTATTTTAGGTATGTCTGTTGGAACTGACCCTGATGGTGAAAAGTTTAAAAAGGCTGCATCGGAAGGATTTTCATTACCAAAACCACCGAGTCCACCAAAAGTACCAACACCAAATTACTAAAAAAAGAAAGCCCTATTAATTTAGGGCTTTTTCTTCTCCGTTAGTTAAGACCAATACAGGGTCTTTTACTTCAATTTCGTTTACATTCATGTTATTCAGTTTTAAAGTATTCTTCAAGTATATCCATATCAATAAACAAACCTGCTTTTGGATTTTCTTCTGAGTGATTAAGAAAATGAATACTATTTTTTACAGGCTCAATATGTTTTTCGAGTTCTTTAAAAAGTCTTATTGCTTCATCAATAAATTCATCTCTTTTTTTAATTTGTTCTTTTGTCATGGTTTATTTAATTTTGGATTAATTCTAAGTCTTTTATTAAGTGCTGTACTTCTATATCGTTTAATGAAGAGCAGTCCTTAATCATTTGTAAAAGTTTCAGTAAGTTTTCTTCAGTAAAAGCAAATCTATCTAATCTATACGATACATAAGGAAAACAATCTGAAATATCGTGTTCAACTATCTCACAACCTTGCAAACCTTGTTGTGGGTGATAAAAAATATGCTGAATATGGTATTTGCTATCTTTTACTAACCATTTTGACTGAGGTATCTCGTTTGGTTTATCTTTGTCATCTATGCAATAGCATTCTACTTTGTTACTACTCATAAATGAATCCGTTTGGTAGCCACTTACCATAGTGGAATTTGTAAATTTGAATCTTTTTCATAACTATTTTTGATTTTTAAAAATATTTAATGCTTGTTCGGTTGTTATCCTGATTCTCTTTGATTCATCAATATTTCTATCTTTTACAAAACCATCAGCTACTTGAATGTAGTTGTCTTGCATAAAGTTGTAAAAAGAAATAGCTTGTCTATCTGAAAAATTTTCTATTTCTTTAGATATATTTGTGTCCCATAATCCTGTTCTTATATGGATTAAATTATGTATTTTATTAAATAAATTCATAGTGAAAGTTTTAGTGAGTTATCGATTGACTCTAATGTGAAAATTATTTTTTCGTTTCCTTTTTTTACAACAAATTTCTTTACGTTTAATTCGTAAACATCTCTATCATTTATTGAATATTTCTTTTGAATAATATCCGAAATTAGCTTAATTGGATTATCAATATCGGCTGTAGAATTACTAAAATAAAACTCTAAATTTAGTCTGTATGGTGCATTTTGGATTGTTAATTTAGGCAACATCATTAAAACAATTTTCTCGTAATTTTTATACTTTGGAGTTTTAAATCTTTTTCCTTGCCAAGCATCATTTACTGACATTGGTTTTATATTTAGTTCTACTTTCATAATTTTTGATTACTTCTTATTGAATATCCTTTTTCTACAGCCCAATCTGGGTTGTTCTCAATCATTTCATGAGCTTCATGTGAAACCGCAAGCCAAAATCGTTTATCGAGATACAAAGAAACTTTATTTTCTCTAGCCCATTCATCAGCATAACCTCTACGCTTCATTTTATGATGAATTTGAGTTGTTATTTGACCTGTTATCGGACAAATTTTATTCTCAGGTAAAGATAAAAATTTAATTCGTTCTGAGCGATAAATTATATCTTCCATCTTTCTTTTGTCTGAAACTTTTTTTATTGGTTTTGGTGACTTTAACTTTAAATCTACTTTTCTGTTTTTGTTCAAACATTTAGGAGAACAGAATTTCTGAATAGAATTGAAAACTTGAAATTCATTTTCACATTCTTTGTCGGCACATTTTTTTAGTTTTGGTTCCATGTTTAAATTTCGTTTAAAGTTTCACAATATTATCCCAATTAAACAAGAATGCAAGAGCAGAAGA